GCTTGGCGCGGCCCGTGAATAAGCCTGCTGGCCTCGTCAAGAACGTCCTGTCTGCGGGTCATACTGTATCCATGCTTGCGGCCCACATCACAATGCGCTCGGCCTTCGGTGCGGGCATAACAACGATCTTCACGATCTTGCCTTCTTGGTGCGCGGCTTGCAGCGCAATCAACGGGATCTCGACCTCATCCGCCGTGACGGGGAAGTCATACTCATCCAGCCGATCCTTCACCTCGTCGGCATCCATCATACCTTCATCTTCCCGCGTGACCAGCGGAGCCAGCCACGGGACGCTCTGGATGTCGATCCCGCGCCTATCGCGGTTTGGCACCAGCTTCGCCAGCACGATGTCGCTCGGCTCGATCTCGCAGGCGCGGCTGACTGTGGGCGGAATGAAGACCTGCTCGCCGTTGTCCTCTCGGACAGCAAAGGCCGATCTGCTCGGCTCAATCACATTTGTGACGATGATTGTCTGCCAGTTCATTCTTCTCTCCTATCCCTTTATCTACGCGCTAAAGCGGCAGATCGTCAAGGTTGTCTTCCCCGTTGAACCGGAACGCCGTCACCTCTGCGCCTGGCGACCACTGCTTGATCTGGTCATACGTCTGCTTCACCACGGTCTGCTGATATGCGGCCAGCGCCAGCACCATTTCCCTCGGCGTGACAAGTTCAACATCGGGATATTTCTCCGATGCCCTCTTCCAGCCTCTAGGATCGCGCAGGAGGCCGTATCTCCGACCCTCGGCTTCCACGATCCAGCAAAGATCGGAAGCTGGCTCCACGCCGCTATTTTCGGCCTCTGCGTCCATCGCCATCAACCCACGCATACAGACGCCGACCCACTTCTTGACGCCCTCAAGATCGTTGGCCTCGATCTGCTCGTTCAGCGATGCCATCGCGTAGCCGTATTTCGAGGCGGTCTCGGCGCTGACCAGCTCTGGCAGCATATCGACGCCCCACTTGCGCTCCATCTCGCGGGTGAGCCTGTCGAAAGGCCCGATGGCAAAGTCGATCATGATCTCGTCTTTGCTCGCGTGTGGCGTGATGAGGCGGTCGGATTTCTTCTGCCGCCGGATGGGCTTCTTCGTCATTGATATTTCCTCTCACATAGCTTGGCCCAAATGTCGGGCATGGTCATCAGTTCAACTTGATCCATCACATAGCACAGCCCGCGCCCCAGATCCGTCTGCGCGGCTTCCCGCAGGAAGGTAGCCCTGCCAACGCCGCCGACCACGTTCATCACATCCTCGGCCTCGGTCTTGGTGACAAGGATCGCTAGGTCAGCATTGAAGGCGTCTTGCGACTTGAACAGCAGCCTGCCTGTCTCATGGAATGTGGCCTTCACATCAATCGAGACATCGCCCACCCACATATCGACGCCATCATCTATGCCGAGGGCCATCGCGGAGTAGTCTGCGCCAAGCAGCTTGGCGACCGCCATCTCAGCGCGGATGCCGAGATAGTCAAGATCGCCATCGCTCTCTCCCGCTCGCTTCTGATTGCTGACAGCCGCCGCACGGGCCAACTGCCAACGCAGCGCAGCCGCCTGACGGGCCAGCGAGAGTTCCTGCTTAGTGAGCCGGATTTTCATTTTTGACCTCCGTAGATGCTGGCGCGGGATTGCCCTGTTAGCCGTAAAACCCCAGCTTGCTGCGCCACTGACGCGCCAGTGGCAGTAGCGCAGTGGCGCAGAATGCGCCGCTGGGTTTTTACTATAGGGCAATTCTGCAGTGGCGCACTCAATTTGCGCCACTGGTGCGCCACTGAAACCACCTCTTGCATTCCAGTGGCGCAAATCAATTTTGCTCTCCTACACGCCCTGTCGAGACCACACCTTTGCGGTCTTTCCGCTGGTTTTCACTCTTGTAAGTGACCTCTTCAAGCAGCCCTTCTTCCATCCATTTCTTCAGGATGGCCTTCGCCTGAATGTCGGTTTTCGCGTTCAAAGGGTCGCCAAATTTCTGCTGCATGATGACCCTGCCAGCCCAGCGATCTTTATCTTGCGGACGCAGCGACCACTTCTCGCCGTTCTCTGGGCCTGCGTCGATCTTGTCCAAGATTTGATTGACCACCCGATCCGTCATTCCAGCCCACTGGTCGGGCAGCTTATAGCCCGCCGCAACGCCGACCCATTCATCGTTGTCCAGCTTCACGCCAATCATGCGGCGGTAGACCTGTGCATCCGGCGGCGGTGCAAGGTTGGCCTTGCCGTCTGTCACTGAGAACAGCCCTCTAGCCTCGATCTCAGGTATGCCCAGCCGTGCCGCCTCGTCGGCTGACACGCGGTTGATGACCCGCGCCGCCCGTGCTGCGCCGATAAGCGAGCCTGCGCCACGCACCGAGTCAATATCGCTGTCCTGACCGTTGCCTTTGCGAACGTGGTGGACCAGATGCACGGCAGCGTTGGTCTCGCGGGCAAGCCGCCGCAGCATAGCGACGACCACCTGAATACTCATGTTGGAGTTCTCGTTGACCTGGTGGACCGATATGAAAGGGTCGATAATGACCAGCCCGATGCCATGCTCGATGATCTTGTCCCGCATATAATTAAGCAGCGCGTCATTCTGCTGGACGCCATCTCGGCCCTCTGCGGCCAACACCAGCGAAATGTCGTCTTCGCCGTCCATGAACAGACGGCCAGCGATGTCTTCGTGCTTGACCTCATAATGCCGCATCGCAGCGGCCAGCCTCAACTCCATCTCAATGCGCGGGTCTTCCAGATTGAGCAGCCAGACGTTTGTCCGCTCTTTGACTGCCTCGTCCAGCAAAGCCCGCCCAGTTGCCACGGCCAGCGCCTCGATCATCAGCAAGCTGGATTTGCCGATCCCGCCCGCCGATGCTGTGATGGTCAGGAAGCTGCGGATGTGATGGTGGGCATAAATCCAGGCCCGCCTCGGTAGGGTGGCCTCGTCGATGGGCGCAACTGGTGTCGGCCATGTCTGCTCGGCTGGCTCGGCTAGATCGACCAGCGGCGGCAGATCAGGCTCCTCCTCGGTCGGCAGGTCGTCGAAGTCCGAGTAATCGTCAACCGACGACTGCTCCTCGATCTGGCGGTTGACCTGCTCAAACGGGCTAGGGCGGATCTCGTCGGCATAGGCGCGAACTGCTTTTCGCATATCGCCGCCATGCTCAAAGTGACAGTAGAGATCGAAGGCATCGCCCCAGCAATATGCCTCGCGCTGCTGGCCGATCCCAGCCGCCATGTCGCTACCTGACAGGCTGACCCAGTGCGTCCCGTAGTCCCGCGTGGCAAAAGAGCCGCTGGTCTGATACGGGCTGCGGTAGTGGTCGCTGGCACCTTGCTGCTCGTAGCCATAGCGCAGGAGCGCGTCAGACACGCTGTAGCGGGCGTTGAACGCATCCACAGGGTCAACATCATCTGGCCTTGCAGCCGCCCTCTGAGCGCGTTCTGCGGCCCTCTGAGCGCGTTCCCGTGCAGCCTGCTCCTCGGCCATCTGCTCGCGCTGCTTGCGGAACAGCATATTCTGCCAGACGCGGCTTTCCTGCACGTTGAAGTATTGCTCACCACGATATGGCAGGCCGTGATAAAATAGCGGCTGGCCTGCGTCATCGCGGCGGGCTGGCGGCACGTTTGGCAGGAATACAGGCTGACCTGTGCGGGCCAATGCCGCATCGCACTCTATGCTATGCTCGGCCCACATCAGGTCAAACAGGCTGGCCTGCACGGCGGCATAGTCAGCCCCGCTGACAGGCTCGGCCAGCGGTATGATGACACGCCACTTCTGTTCCTCGTGGCTGGCTCCAGCCGACGAATAGAACAGCGCAGCGGAATTGCCCGTCAGATCGGTGATGGCCGACTTTAGCTCGGTCAGGCTTGGCGAGCCTTTATCAACGTCGATGCACAGCAGCCAGTATGTGCCAGCCTCGCGCTGGCGGTTATGCGAGCGGGCGTCATGCTCGATGTAGGTGGAGCCGATCACAAAGTCGGCATCGGCTTTATCCTTGGCCTGCGGAGTTTTGACCAGTTCGGCAATCTCACGCAGCGAGATGGTGTCGTATCGCTGGCCCTCACTATGTATCAGGGTGTCCCGACCGCCGTGGCCTAGTAGAAATTTCTGGTTGACTGCACTGTTCATACTGCTAACATCCTTCTTGCAAGTCGATTGCCTAAATTCTCCCAAACTGACCCGCAGGCTTCTCCCACCTGCGGGTCTTTTTTGTGGCCCTAGAACGGAATTTCGTCGTCTAGGACGGATGCAGGCGCGGGCTTGCTTGGCGCGGCAAACGGATCGTCAGCCGGAGCCGGAGCCTTGACCGCCGCATCGAAGGCATCAAGCTCAGAGCCAGCCCCCACGATGGTCGTCGCAGTTGTCTCGAAGTCATCAAGGCTATCGCCGCCGTAGACTGCGTGAGTGACCTGCACAGTGTCGATCAGCAGCGAGATGCCGCCAGCACCATCGGGGTCGGTGGCGGGATAGGCAATCACGCGGATGTTGCCCTTGGAGCCGCCCCAGAAGCCCGCATCGGCCAGCGGTTGCTTGTTGCCGTCGATCACCTTTGGCGGCGTGTTGACCGAGCCTTCGCGGTTGGTGCCATTGCGCTTGGCGCGAAACTCGATGTTGCCATTCTCCAGCTTCTTCATGCCGAAAACCTTGCTAAAGGCGGGCGTGGATTTCCGCGCCTCATAGTGCGCCTTCATCTCGGCATAGATCGCTTTGGCGTCCGCCTGCGACATTTCCCATGCCACCGAATAGGCCGCATTGCTTGCGGTCGGCTGGCATGGCTCGCTGCGCTTCTCAGCGGTGTTGTAGCGGTAGGTCTGGTTCAGTCGAGGATATTTGAACTCGACATTGCGGAACATAAATTGACGGAAGTCTTCGTTTGCCATTTGGTTTCTCCTTTGGCTCAAAAGTCCGCTTCAAGCCATTTCGGCAGGTGAAGCGTGTTGATGTCGGGCCAACCAGTCGTATAGTGGCCCGTCAGTTCAGCTTGCTTGATCTGCTCAA